TAGCACGAGCAGCAGAAAATGCACTGCTAAATGGCTGGCCGGAGTAGTCAGGTGTAGTTTTAACTGCTTGTGTAGTTTCTGGTGTGGCAACAAATGGTGCATCGCTAATGATCTGACTGCTAGTGTCTCCCAAAATATCTTGTAAAGAGCTAGTTTCTGTAGGTGCAATAATGCTAGAAATGTCTGGCTGACTTTCAAATATGCTGGGGCTAGTTGTTTCTGGATATGTTTCAATATTTTGTGTTGGATTTAATGAAGCAATACCAGCTAACGTTTGAGTTACTGCATTTCCACCACCTGTAGTTAATGCTCCTGCAACATTTCCAAGTATTGAGTTATCAGTTTGATTTCCAACTACTGTATTTACAACAGAACCTAAAATATTTTTGCTAAGGTTATTCGTATCGCCGCTTAAAGCACTATTAACTACTGTTGTTCCAATGTTTGTAATAAGGTTTGAAATAATTGGATCTGAAGAAATACTTTGCAGTTCATTGGCAACTATGGGTGAAACATTTTGTGATATTTGTGATGTAGCTAAACCTTTTAATATGCTTGAAGCATCTGCACCCTGAGCTACTTGCATTCCAGCATTAACTAAAGCTGTGCCGGTTGCAGTGGAAACACCTAACAAGGATGCCAATTCCGCACCGGCAAATGGAACCGCCATTGTGATAATAGGACTTAAGTCACTCAGTATTTGGCTAGTTAAGCTACCGTTATCAATGATGCCCCTTGACTGCATGTCAGCACCAAAAGCTTCGTATTTCTGCTTACTGCCTTCAACGGGCTTGCTAAAACTGCTGATGGTTATAGGCGTGTAAGTAGAACCTGACTCGCCCTGTTGCTCACCACCTTCAAAATACACATCCATGCCAGCATTTTGAAGGCCGGTTTTTAAGTAATTAACAACTTGCTCGGTGTTGTACCCCATTGCTGACGCAATGTCATCCATGCTTACATTAAATTTGCCAGCGGCTTGTGCAATGGCCACAGGATTAAACTGAACCGATTCAACGTAGTCTTTAATTTGTTGTGAAGTTAAAGCCATGTTTAAACCTTAAGGCAAAGCCGAAACAAATGATAGTGTAGCCACAACAGACTGCGTTGATGGGCTAGTCGGAGTTACTCCGGCGGCATAGTGTTGAATGGTCACAGACGCAAGGGTCGTTGCCCAATAGATTTCTACATACTGCCCTGCGGTCATACTGAGATAGTAATTCCACCCAGTAATTTGATGAGCCTCTTCACCCAATGAAGCGCTCTTGCGGGCGGGTATAGACACATAACCAGTGGAACCCGGAATGTCTGTACCATTTTGTTTTAACCAAATACGAATGTCTTGAATCTGGTTGTCAGTGTTTTGGAACTGGGCACTGAACTGTAGGTTGTAGATGCCAGCGTTGGCTACAGTAATCTTAGAGCTTGCAATACTTACACCGTTGGCAAAATCTGTGGTGTTTAACGTCATCAACGTGGCTGTATTGGCCGTTGTGGTTTGATCCTGATCGCTGGAAAACGCACCATAAGGCAAGCGTATCCCCGCCCCGCCAGACGAAGCATTTAATTGCCCAGTCAAAGCATCAAGTCTGTTGAAGTACAAGCGTAGTACATTGTTTAGCTGGTCAATGTATTGAGCCTCATACTCTTTGGGGGCAAGCGGCAAGTTAGGCGCGGCTACCTTGTTAAGCTCATACTCAGACGTAATGATGTAACTCATCGTCTACCGTCCGGTCTAATGTCAATACGGGTTGAACCCAACTGCCATTGCGTTCCTAAATTGTTGGAACCCACCTTCAAGATAAGCTGACGACCACGCACACGGGTGTTGATCTGGCCTGTAAAGCCTTCAGTCACTGTGTACTGAGCACCTGTCAATTGATCCACAGGTTTAACCGCAGGAGTTCCTGTGCCGGAACCAGAGTTCTGCATTGGGTATAGCGTAAAAGTTACTTCAGGCGTTGGGCTTGCATCCGATCCAGAGAACGTCAAGTCAGGCAACATCCTCCAAACAAACCCAAACTTATCGCCATCATCAATGTCAAACTCACAAGAAGAGATGTAGGCTTCAATGCCTGCCGGTGTACCAGTCTCATTGTTATCAAGGCCGTATTCTTGATTCACCAAGTTGTACGTGTACGTGGCGGCAATAGGGTAATCCCTTAGACCAGAGTCTAGCCATGCGGTACGACCCATAGTGCCGTAATACCAAACTTTTTCTAAGTAGTTATAAACTACATACTTGTCTACAGAATTGCTTCCAGTAGAACAATAAAAGAACCACACCTCATTGAAACCTTCATTGGTGCTGGCAAATACTTGTTGGTTTTGGTTTAAATTGATGTCTTGGTAAATATACCGGCGCAGGTCACAGTTCAGTGTGTTTACACGACCATCATAAGAATAGAACTTATCTACACCCATCCAGTAAATCACACCAGAAGCTTGGGCAACTGCGTTTTGACCAAGGATGGAGATGTTATCTCCTAGCAATTGGCTAGACCAAACCACTGGCTGGCCAATGTATTGAAGCGAATAAATTGCAGAGTCAGTCCAAACCACAATCTCTTGGCGGGTTTGAATAGAAGTTATGATGCTTGAGCCGTGGGATAAAGTCACACTACCAGCTTGGTTGGTGGCTGATGGTGTCCAATTAACCACAGATTCCTGATCCGACCAGCGAATCAACATTGGGTTTTGTATGCTAGAGCCGTAGTCATTGCAACCAAATGCAAATACAAATCGGCTAACGTCCGAAACATAAATGAAGTTCTGGATGATTGGCACATCAGATGCACCAGACAAGGACGTTACAGGGATAGCATTACTCAGGATGTAATGAGTCCCAGATTGGGATCCTGTAGTGTTAATAGCCGCACCGCCAACTGTTGCCGCAAGATTGAACGTAAAACCAGAAGCGTTGATAACATAGTACGTAGTGCCAACAGTCAGGCCGGTTGGCAAAGCAGAAGGGTAGCCAGTATTGGTTAACTTAACAGGTGTTCCGTTAACCAATCCTATGGTGGCCGTTACCACCGCAGGCGATGCAATAGTTACTGTAAATGTAGATTTAGAAACGCCAAATGAAGCATCCCAGTAATAGATAGGACTTCCACGGTAGCCAATAATTAAATCTTCACCAAAGTTAGATTGGCTCCATAGACGCAAAGCAGATGTAGATGTACCGCCATAGCCCCATGTTCCAGAGTTCCAAGGGCCAGCACCCCAACCAGTTAATGGAATTTCATAAGCTAAACCTACATTTATTTCATAGATAGCTTGAACAGTTGTACCGCCCCCAGCCGCCACAGTGGAAGAAGCTTGGCTAGCTGCTGTGATGGTGTAGGTATTTGTATCTACAAAAGTAAGGGAATACTCATTGTTTAAGTCTAGTCCACCAACAGTAGCTACGTTACTAAACGTTACATAATCTCCAGTTACTGCACCGTGGGAGGCATCCGTAACGGTAACGGTTGTAGAGTTGATTGTGGTTTTAAACGGGTTGCTTAGTACTGCCGCTTCACGGATTGGAGTGATGTCATAGTAATTGCCACCATTCTCAAGGTAAAACTTGAGGTTGGTTCCTAAACCAATAAGGTTTAAGTTGTCTAAGGTAATCCAGTTCCACAAAGAACGGCAAACACCTTCAAAATAAGACACGGAAATACGCGCCCAGCCACCAATTTTCTCAGGCGTTCCTTGACGAAACCGCACTTTTTCGGACTCAAACCAGCCACCTTCGTTTGTGTAACGGGTGTTTTCCCGGTTAACCCCCGGTTTCAGTACAAGTTTCTTAAGTGCCATCGGTTAATCCAACAAAGCGCACTCAGCCGTGCGGCGTTTTAATAGTCCCGGCAGTACCTTACCGCCACCCTTAGTCCAGAGCATCAGTTGTTCCTTTGCCCCTTCCCAATCATTGGCATTGATTTTCCTCTTTAACGTGCTTGTTTGCAAGCGCCCCGTCCCAAGGTTGTAACAGAAATCCACTATGGCATTGCATTTACGAACGTCAGTAATCAGGCCGGGGCAGTTACGCAGAACTCCGGGTAAGTACGTATGCTCAAGCTCAATCATCAAAAGCGCCCGTGCCGTGGGTTCATCCATCGGTGGGTCTTCCAAAGTTACCTTGCGCTTGTCTGCGTAGTAGGTAGAACCATAGCCAATCGTGGCTACACCTGCCGGACAAAGGTAGGGCTTGGCGCGGTAGCCCTCAAACTGACGGCAAAGACTGGCGGCTAGTTCTAGGTTCATTCTTCGTTCAGATGCTCAGCAGCAATCTCTGCCGCTTCGTCTTCCAGAATCTCTTCAAACCCACAGTTACATGGGCCATCTTCGTGAACTAAACAGTTGTTTGCGTGTGCCATTTAAATACCCCTTTGCTTTAAAGTACGATCAAGAAACCAATAGTTAATTGTCCCAGACAGCA